TTATCTGGATCAGGTTTAAAGGCTTCATCAAATCTTTTAAAATTATCTATAGGGTTTCTACCAGTCATACAGGCTCTAACTTTTTCTACCTGCTTAAAAAACGCATCTGATGAATAAGTAGGGACGCATGCAAAACGCATCATTGCATCCCCAAGATCTGTATAAAAGGCTAACTTAAAGTCATCAATCTTTCTAGTTGGGTTAACTTCCCATGTTGGTCTTTTTAATGCGAATACCCCAGGATACTTATATGAAACAATCTCATCTTCTTCCCACGAAATCTCAAATGTATTTCCTACTTCATCTTCTGGTAGTGCTGGATTTAAAATAAACTTATGATTTTTTTCAATAACATCTTTTTCTAAAACAACATCATCATATCTTTGAGATATAAAATCTCCCACATACCTTGGAAAAGATAACAATACAACCTTACCTAAATCTGGAAAGCGAGAATCTACTGAACCACGAAATGCTTTATAAATATTTTCTGCAGTTTTTCCTTGCTCATTTCCTGTACCAACTTCGGAAACAAAACCAGAAATCTCATCAAGCACTGCAAGTAAAAGGTTTAAGCCCTCATGTGATTCTCTTTCTGAATGTCCAGAATAAACTGTAATAGATTTGTTAAACTCTACGCTATCTGCTTTTGCATAAAACTTTCCTGCAAACCATGGTGATTTCTCAATCTTAGTTTTAAATCCTTTAAAGAAAACGTTCTTAGCCTGTTGTGCGTTGATAGCAACGTTAATTAAATCAATGGCATCTCCTGATGGTTTGCCAAAATACTTAGCAGGATCTTTTAAACAAAGTAACTTATAAACAATATAAGAACATGCAACTGTAGATGTAAAGTCTTTACCACTACCCTTGCCTAACTGAAGAATAATTTCATTTTTAGTATATTTATTGTAGTACTCAGTTCCTTCTTTTTCACCCAACAAATCTATCAGATCTTCTTTTTTATAAATCTGACTCATAGCCTCAACTATGTCATACTGAATTTTAGATAGTGCAGGTTGTCCCAAATAGTCTTCGTGTTCAATAAATGTTTTAGCGTCTACTGGAATTTCTTCAAATGGATTATCTTTTAATACTTCTAAAAAATCATCAAACATCATGGACAACTGTAACCACTTCGCTTTCTCTGGCAATGCTTGAAAGTCGTCTCATGATTTCGTCACGTACTTGTGGATACTCAGAAGCAATATCTTTTAATATGTTCATAAGTACTTCTTGTTTTCTTTCTATCTGTACCATCTCTTCTGCTAATTCTTTATTTTCTAATAGCCCCGCTTTTTGTAACATGTCAATTCTTCTAGACTCAATGTCTAATACTAATTTAATTCCCTGACTCTTTGCATTCAGGTTAGCCGTTGTTGTTGCATCTTCAATAACCTCATAAGCCTTTGTTATTAGTTTGCTATAGTGAGTGTCTGCTGCAACCAGTGCTTCTTTTGCTCTAGCACGGATAGCATCATTGGCAGAAGCCATAACTTTCCACTCATTAATTAAACTAACTACTTGTTGTCTTGGTATTGCAAGTTCTTTAGATATTCTTGTAGGGTCATTTCCCTTTAAATATTCTTCAACAACTTTATTGACTTGATCTAAATGCTGAACTAAATCTTGCTCAGTTGACATTATTTTTTTCCTTATATATGTCATACAGCATGTTTGCCCATACATGATGGAATGCTGTACCATAATGTCTTCCATCTCTGGCAACCATAGTATACTCATCATCTTTATTATTGTTGCTATACTCAAATACTTCTTTTTCTATTTTATTTAATGTATTTGCATCAGTAGTAACGTAATAATTATTTAAATTGCATAACTTTAAAAAGGCGTCAGTCCCATTAACATATGAAAATATATATAACTTTATATTATGTGATTCACAATATATTTCTAAAAACATTAAATATTGATATAAATATATATATAAAGTATGAACAAACATAGCAAGCGTAGTTTCTCGTTTAACTAAGGAGTGTCTATAGTTATCATTTAATGCATAAAATAATTGCTGAGGCCCCATTGGTATGTCTAATTCATCACTGTTGTCTGAATTTAGTGCATAAAATCTATTTACATCTGGCAAATCTAAAAAGATAACATCTGGATTACCGTAATGATCTATATATTTAAAAGTACTTGCCACTATATCAAATATACTTTTTCCAGGTGTACCAATATTATAATATCCAGACACCTTTTCATTTTGTGCAATTTTTTGATGCAACAAGTATGACCAAGTTTCTTTTGTATATAAACCTTGTCCATAAGTTACAGAACAACCATTAAACAAAATATGTTTTCCTTCATGATCTTTTTTAAAATTATCTGCTCTATATCCTTCTTTGTTAGGAATATATTCATCTTGTGGAAAATCAACCCATAACTGACTGCTATCAAGTTTTTTAGGATCTTTATACAGCCCCTCTATTAAGTTATTCCACCCAGTTAATTGTCTTGCAAATGGCAACTCAACTTTTTCATTTTGTAACAAAGCCTTATAACTTTGTTTAGCAGTTTTAGTAAATTGATGGTTTAAGGTTTCATACAAGTTAATACCATCTTGCTTGTCTAATGGTTTATAGTCTGTTTTTTCTGTATCTGGATAAAAAACATTTTTATACATGTCCTCGTCTGTTCTTTTTACATTAGGGTCAAACTGATCTTTCATTTTATAACTCCTTTTCGTTGTAAATTTTTGAAACCTTTAATAAAATCAAGTATCCAATCAAATCATCTAAATCGTTATCTCCGTAAAACTCAGACCCTCTAGATATTCTAGACAACTTGTCATCAATTCTTATTTTTATCTGCTCGTCTGAATTTGCTTTAGAAAATATTCTAATTGGGTCAAGTGCAGAATCTCCATATGATTTATTTTTGTCAATAAGCATATTTTTTATGTTATCGCAAACATCAGCAATTGTATTTTGAGTAGTCATAGTCATCTTTTTGATTTCCTTAATCCAAATTTAGCCAAGTAAACGTATACTGTTTCAACACTACATCCACACTCCTTGGCAATCTCTTCTGGTGATTTCCTATCCATAAGATATCTCTTACGCATAAAAACTTCGCTAGTATACATTTTACCAGAAGCCATACTATTTACCATCCTCTGTATCAATAATATCATAGTTAAAAGAGTTAGAGTCTTCCATAATCCACTTATTATCCCCCTCAACGTCCCAAGCATTTGTATTGATCAATCTATCTATTACTAATGATTTTTTAGTAACAAATGATGGCTCGTATAAACGAACCCTATTATTTGGCTGTATAGCAAAGTTACCATCATCACGTTGAATAACATGCCCACATTTATGCTGCCCTGGATTTTCAGAGTATCCATCATCTAGTATATTGCTATCTGGACTGTGCCAGTCTAAAGTAAACAAGTATTTTCCAAATATATTTTGTTTAGTTCTGTCTAAATAAGACATCTTCATATTACTTAAATTTTCAAACTTAGTTACTGATATATGTGAACTAAAAGAATTCCAAAGAACTAAATTATGCAATTGTTGTTCTGGAGTGTCTGGCTTAGTGCAGAAAGCATTAATTGGCATTCTCCACCAAAGCCCACCGTCTTCCATTAAGAAGTGAAACAACGGACTTCTTGACTTTACACTTGACACACCAAAAATGACTACAGGAAAATACTTATCATGAGAGTCTTGCTGATCTCTTAAAAAATTACCTCTAACATAACATTCTATTGGTGGAATGTTTGCATTTAATTCTGGCACTATTCTTCAATCCTCATGGCCTTGTTCCAATTATTAATGGCCCAATGACCTATTGCACAGGCATCGGCAACATCGTTATCACTTATATTTTTATCATATATAGTATTGACAAACCTTATAGTTCTTTCTTTCCTTAAATTTCTTTCATATGTTTTATACCAAGACTCTGATTTACCAGGGTTTTGGTTTACAATTAATACTTTTTCTTCTTTTGATATCTTCTTATTACCTATAAAGTTTTGCCAGGTAATTGGTGATACTGATCCTATTGTTGATACCCCGCAAACTTTTAAGGCACCTATAATGGCACCCTGTACAAGGGCTAGATCTGCAGCAGTTTTTGGACTATTCATAAATACTGTATGCTCTATAACCACAGCATCTATATCATAAAGATCAAATAATGCCTGAGTCTTTATGCAAGCATCCCCAACCTTTTCATATGTTGTATTACCAGTAAAATTAATCTTTCCAAAAAAACCAAGTTGTTTGTTATTATAAACAGAAAAAGCCAAACTATTTGTGCTTGCATCCATTGCACAAATATTATTAGGCATAATCTCTAGGCCCCACTTATTCTTTGTCATTAATAATAATCCTCATTTTCTTTAAAGCCTTAACAACTTCTACTGGATTAATTAAACAAAAAGTACATATTGGTTCATCATTATATATTGACAAATCATTGCCACAGTTTTTGCACTTTCTAGCCTTACCAATTCTTTTTTGTCTA